CCCGCGGCACCGAGAACCTCGCCCTGGCCGACCGCGACGACTTCGCCGGCATCTCGAAGCTGCTGGAGGAGTGGCGGGGCGAGGAGGCCCGGCTGGTCGAGCAGATCGAGCGGCGGAAGGACGAACTCAAGCCGCTGCCCGAGGCGTTGCGGGTGATCGCCCGGTTCGCCGAGTACCGCGATCAGTTGCAGAAGGCCGACCGGGTCGCGCTGGCCAACGCCCTGCGGGTGACGGTGGCAGCGATCACCGTCCGGGTGCAGGCGACCCGGACGGGCGGCATCGACCACAACGAGTACGTCGGCGAACTGCGGTTCCATCCGGGGTTCGGCCTCGCCCGCCCGGTGGCGATCCCGGACGAGGCGATCGGCCACCGGAAGATCTGGCGGGAGATCGCGGAGTTGGCGAAGGCGGCACGCGGGCCGATCCGGCTGGCCGACGTGATGCGGCACATCGGCAGTGACGACCCGTCGCTGGCGAGCTACCACGTCCGCCGGGCGATCACGGCGGGCGCCCTGAAGAAGCTCGGCCGCACCGGCGGCTGGGCAGCGATCTGACCGACCAGCACCTTTCACCTCATCTCCAGTTGAAACCACGTCGGCTTTGTTCGGGCGGTTCAACCCGCGACGACCTACGCCGAGTTCAAGAAGGAGATCCTCAACGAGATCGCCCGCTGCTTGAACATGCCGTTCAACGTCGCGGCGGGCAACTCATCGGGGTACAACTACGCGTCCGGCCGGCTCGACCACCAGACCTACTTCAAGGCGATCCGGGTCAAGCAGGTCCACCTCGAGGCCGTCGTTCTCGATCGCATCCTCGCGGCGTGGCTCGACGAGGCCGCGCTGATCCCCGGTTTGCTGCCCGACGACCTGGGGCCGTTCGTCCACTGGCCGCACCAGTGGTTCTGGGACGGGCACGAGCACGTCGATCCCGCCAAGGAAGCGACGGCCCAGGCGACCCGCCTGGCCAACCTGACCACCACGCTCGCCGACGAGTACGCCCACCGGGGCCTCGACTGGGAGGCCCAGTTGCGGTAGTGCGCCAAGGAACTGGCTCTCGTCACCGCGCTGGGGCTGACCCCGGCGCAGGCACAACCGACCACGACCCCCGAAGAAGAGCCCGACGATGCCGTCGCCACGTCGGACGACTGACGACCACCCGCCGCGCCACCTGCGGTTGGAAGCCGCGACCACTCTGGACCTCGAAGCCGCCGGCGAGGGCGGGGCGACCCTGCCCCGCTTCCGCGGCTTGCTCCAACAACGACTCGGCAGGCGGCGGCGTTTCGATGTTCATTAGGGTGTGATCGGACAACTTGTCTTCGATCTGTCGAATGATGGCTTTTACCTCTACCTTTGCCTCGGATTGTAGCCCCAGGCACTTCGCAATACCTGCCGTGTCGGTACTGAGTTGTTCGGCGAGTTGCAGCTTCAATACCCCCTCTTCTGGTTCAAGGGAATATGAATGGAAGTGCATCGGGTCGCCAAGCCGGGCGTTCTCCAAATGGTCGAAACTGAACTTCTTCTTCATGTACGCCAGAAGATGATCCTGAACCACAAGGACCAACTTCTTAGATAAATGCTCGAATGTCTGGATTTTGTGGTGAAGCTGGACCAAGATCGTCTTCGCCGTCATCTTCCAGTTAATGCCGAATCGCTTAGGGGAGTTTCAGTCATCGTCTTTCACATGGATACCGTGGCGGTGCAAAAACCTCTGTCGCTCCGGCCAAACCGTTCCCGTGGTATCGAGAGTTTGTAGTTCGATCCCGATGAAGTCGATTACTTTCTTTTTCCGTACTGAGGCGAGGCAATAGTCGATGCTTCCGCCCGGTACGTCGAGTTCAGAGACTATATGCCATTCGTTGCCCGGCTGGTGCAGAGTCACCAGGGTTTTGCAGTCCTCGAAGATTTGGCGGCGTTCCAAGAGGCGGAAGGGACAGATCATCACATTGTTCGCTTCCTTGCCATATGCGACCGTGCATGCCCCGATGGTAAGTTCTGGCTCGCTTTTTCGATTCTTCAGACACTTGCGGTTCAAGAAAGGACATTGCTGCCCAGCAACCACTTCCGCCCAGGAGGTTCCGAGTAGGTTAGAAACAGTCGGCAGTCCATAAAGTTCGGCAATTTTCGTCATGGAAGCAACCTACACCGCTCACGGGCTACGGCGATATGTTCTTCAGAGATCTCAATCCCTACTGACTTCCTGCCCAGCTTGAACGCTACAAGGTTTGTGGTCCCGGTTCCGGCGAACGGGTCCAATACGATACCGTCTTCGGGACACGTCGTAAGGATTGGTAGCTTACAGAGGTCTTCAGGGTAAGGGGCGAAGTGTGTTTTTCGTTTCTGCGTGTCTTCGGGCATGATGTCCCAAACGTCCGAGAGTTTACTACCGTTCGGGTGGTATTTCAGAAAGTAGAAGCCTCGATCCCTCAATTCTCTTGCTCGTCCGGATACCTTCTCAGAGTCTGAATGTGTAGCCCGCTGAACGCCCCGAATAATCATCCTGAAATCGGACAATTTCCCGGCTTGCACTTCGGCGAGGATAGCGTCCAGAGCGGCGTAGGCGTTCCGCTTTTCAGCCTCGTTCAGAGCTGTACTGAGTTCAATTTGACGGCGGTAGCGAACTCCGCTAACCCCCGTCGCTGAAACTACACGCTCATTGACTACCTTGGCTGAACGGGGCTGATGACGTGCGGCATCAACGTTGTAGAAATATCCCTTCGACTTCTTTACGAAATGGAAGACCATCTCGTGGACGTTCCTCAGCTTGTCGGTCGCGTTGTCCATACCGCCTTTGACTTTGTTCCAGATGATGCTATTGCGAAGTATCCAGCCCTGTTGGTCCGTCAGGGTAAGGGCGACACGCCACGGTAAGCCGAGAAGATTCTTGTTCTGGTAGGTGTCCCCGATGTTCAACCAGAAGGAACCAGTAGGCTTCAGTACCCTTTTGAGTTCTGAGCAGATGGCGGCAAGGTCCGTGACATACTCTTGCCACGTTTCTTCAAGGCCAATTCCGCCCCTGCCGTAGTCTCGCTGCCCCCAATACGGCGGCGAGGTCATAATGCAGTCGATACAGTCGGCGGGAAGGTCTTGAAGAACTGTTAAGGCATCTCCACAGATGAACAACGGAGTACATCCGGGTGATGTGCGGAGTTCCTCGAAAGTTGCTCCGGGTGGTTGGTAAAACAGATTCGGTGTCTTCGCTTGTAAACGCATATACTTACTGATTGATCTGTGCGGTTGTCCACGTCCTTCGACCTCTCGTTGCCCAACTTGTTTTACCATTTTCTATCCCAGACAACCAGTCCTGTTGCAAAAGCAGCCCGCACGTCCGCGTTCGCCTGAGCCAGTGAGGACGCCATGCCCCACCTCTTGCGGACCGGCTCCAACTGGCTGGCTGAGATGCTCAAGGAACACGCCTCGCGGCCGGTCGCGTACCGCCGCGGGGCGGACGAAGTCTCTGTGCAGGCGACCATCGGCCGAACGCTCTTGAAGCTCGACGACGGCTACGGCGGTGTGCGGATGGAGTGGACCGACCGCGACTTCCAGATCCACGCGGCTGACCTGATGTTGGCCGGCAACGCGGTCTTACCGGAGCGAGGCGACCGGATCCGCGAGACGCAGGGCGGGAAGGTGTTCGTGTAGGAGGTGATAGCCCCGGGCAAGGAGCCCGCGTGGCGGTGGTCCGACGTGTTCCGCAAGGTGCTGCGGGTTCACGCCAAGCAAGTGGGGGTCGAGTGATACTTGAACTGATGCGACAACTCCTCGGACTGCACCGCCAGGACCCGGCCGGGCTCCGCGAGGCCCTGCCGGTCCTCAAGGCGATCCTGCACTCCGACGCACTGACCGAGATCGTCCGGGCCACCAAGTCCCCGGTCGATGACCTGGTGCTGCGGGTGCTGCGGGCGTTGGTCCCCCAGGAGTGACCGATGCCCGCGACGATCCTGGCCCTGGCCGATGCCGTCGTCGAGCAGCTGAACGCCACCGCGTTCAGTCAGCCGCTCGTCGCCGTGCGGCACTACCAGCCGTGCTTCGAGCTGTCGGAGATGACCGAACTGCGCGTCAGCGTGGTGCCGCGCTCGGTGGCCAGCAAGGCGCTGGACCGCAGCCGGGACGGCTTCGACTACCGGATCGACGTGGCGGTGCAACGCAAAATCGAGCCGACGGCGGGGAACCTCGATGCGCTCATGGAACTGGTGGAGGAGATCGCCGACCACTTCCGCTCACACCCGCTGGCCGGCTTCCCGCAGGCCCGCTGCACCGAAGTGGCCAACGAACCGGTCTACGCGACCGAGCACCTGGAGGAGTTCCGCCAGTTCACCAGCGTCCTCACGCTGACCTACCGGGTGTGGAGGTGAGCCGTGATCGCCATGACCTTCCGGGCCGCCAAGCAGGGCTTCTTCGACCGGGCGAAGGTGAAGAACGCCGTCGATGCCGGCACGCGGCGGGTGCTGTCCCGGTTCGGGGCGTTCGTGCGGACGCGGGCCAGGACGTCGATCCGCAAGAAGAAGGGCACCAGCCCACCGGGATCGCCACCGCACTCGCACGTCGGCCTGCTGCGGAAGTTCATCCTGTTCGCCTACGACCCGCAGCGCAAGAGCGTGGTCATCGGGCCGACGCTGATCCGCGCGGAGTCGCAGGCTCCCCGCTTGCTCGAACACGGCGGCGAGGCGGTCCGCCGGACGAAAGCCAAGACACGCCGGCTCCGCTACCGCCCCCGGCCGTTCATGGGGCCGGCCTTCGAGGCCGAGCAGGCCCAACTGCCGCCCCTGTGGAAGAACTCGGTCCGCTGAGGAGACACCGATGGCCGTGAAACTCGGGCTCGACGCCAAGCTGTACCGCAACACCGGCACCTTCGCCTCGCCCGCCTGGAACGAGATCACCAACGTCAAGGACGTGACCCTGAACCTCGAGGCCGGCGAGGCCGACGTCACCACCCGCGGCAACGCCGGCTGGCGGGCGACCGTGGCCACGCTTAAGGACGGGTCGATCGAGTTCGAGATGGTCTGGGACACCGCCGACGCCGACTTCGCCGCCATCCGCGACACGTTCCTCAACCGCGGGGCGATGGAGTTCGCCGTCATGGACGGGCCGGTGAACGTGTCCGGCTCGCAGGGGCTGCGGGCGACCTGCATGGTCACCAACTTCAGCCGCAACGAGTCGCTCGAAGAGGCCATCACTGTCAGCGTCACCGTCAAGCCGACGTTCTCCGTCAACCCGCCCAGCTGGGTCGTCGCCCCCTGATCCACACCCGAGGAGTCCTCATGCGTTCGCTTCTCTGTTCCGTCCTGGTCCTCGCCCTCGCGCCGGTCGCGGCCCACGCCGACACGATCCGCATCGGCGGCGAGACGAAGTACAAGCCGCACGCGCTCGTCCGGCTCAAGGCCGAGGGCGTCGATGCCAAGGCCGCGCTCCTGTGGCGGGTCTACCCGTCGAAGGACGTGCAGCGGGCGACTTCGCCGCGTGGCGTCCTGGAGTTCGCCGCCCACCCCAGCACCTACGAGGTCGAACTGCTCGTCATCACCAACACCGACGGCACGCTGTCGGTCGAGGAGGCCCGCGTCAGCGTCACCATCGAGTCCTGCACGCCGGTGCCGCCGACGCCGCCGTGACCCCAAAACCCAACGCCTGCTGCCCCACGAGACAGAGGAGGAGTTGTTGACGTGCCTGTTTGCTATTCTTTTTCCCTTCGCTTCTCGATTTCCTTTTCCAAGTCCCACAGCATCATGCGGCCATCCTTGGTGAAGGTCAGCGCCGTTTGGCCATCGGGGGAGAGCCGAACCTTGCCATGGCCACGAATCGTTAGAAGTTCCTTACACTCAGGAAACGAATACACACGGGCGACCCCTTGGCTGCCTACGAGCAAGCGATCCCCGTTGGCATTGATGTCGATGATGTAGACATTGTTGATCTTAAGGTCGAATCTCCTTTTTTCTTTGCCCGTGGTCAGATCCAGTTCAGTAAGTTTGCCATCGCGGCTACAGGTCAAGATTCCCTTGCCATCGGCTGTGAAAATGGTTCCCATCGTGGCTCGGAGTTTTGGGAGTTGTAACTCCGCCTCTTCGGGCAAGGGATTGGACGTATGAGTGTATTTTAATTCCGGCAAAGCCCGCAACGCGATCAAGTGGGCATCGTTAACCAATAAATGACTCCCGGCTCGATTCACATACATGACGCCTTGATTGTCATCGGTGCGTCTATCGACCTTCTGGAGCAACCGGCCCGTCTTCAAGTCCCACAGTCGTACCTCCCGAGAGTTGCTGCTAAGTAACCGAGTGCCATCGGGCATGACAACACAATCGAACATTCTCGTCTTATCATCAAACACCCGAAGTTGTTTTCCGGTTTGCGCGTCCCACATGACAATCGGTCTAACATCGGTCGCTGCAAACACATACTTGCCATCGGGCGAAAAAGTGACTCGCCGAATAAGTCTCAACGGCTCGTTATTGTAGAGGAGTTTCCGTAGCCTTCGGCCAGTCTTGGCATCCCAAAGCGCTAAGCTGTCTTCCTTGCTCCCCCCGGCGACGATCAACTTGCTGTCGGGCGAAAAATGCGCTTCCATCCAAGTCACAGCAGACGGGTTGGGATCGATTCCTTGACTATCGCCAAGACTATCGCCAAACGTCAAGCGCGGCTCAGGATCAGCCAGTTGTGCCAGGTCACAACCAGCGGCGAACAGGAAAATGGCTAGTAATCGTAGTTGCATTCGTGTTTCCCCCTTTGTTAGGCAAACAGCCGGAATTAGCTGTTGCATGAGGTGTTTCCCTTAGCGGGCAAGTGGCAGTCCAAGCAACGGTTCCCGGAAACGCTTGTCACTTCGGTTGTCCCAGTACCACTGAGGGTCGACGTTATTCCGGTGCCAAGTTCTTGTGGGCGCAAAGAATCCGCCTTCCATCAGCGGTGTGGGACGATAAACACGTGGTAGTAGATCACGCCAGGGGTCGAACAGAAGGATTACCGGATCGATGGCAGCATTCCCTGGCCTACTTAATTGTACTCGATGAAGGGCAGTTTTTATGATGATAAAATTATGTTGATCATCTCGTATAATTCCTTCTTGATGGTATTGCCCCCACTCAAATTCGATGTAACGAGCTGCGGGATGTTTCCTCCTCGGATCAACAATCGCCGTTGAAATCCAGGCGTCCATCGCTTCGCCCCAATCAGCGCACCAAGGAGCACTGAACCGATCCTGCCACCAGTGTCGACTACCGAGTGACGGCCTCCCGCCGGGATGCGTGCGGAGGAACAAGTCCACCATGCGAATCAGATCATCCGCCGCACGATTCATGGCAATCGCGATGTCCCGCCGGTCCTGCTCGGTCCACCGCTGCCCACCTGGCGGGTTGTTCACTACCATGTTGTACAAACTATTGACCAGATTTTGCTTGAGGTGGATCAGATTCACCCGCAGTTGGATGCGAGCAAGCTGAGCTGGCGTGGCTATGCCACCATTCAACCAACCGGCAGCTCGATCGGACCCGATCTCAATAAATCGCGGTGCCGGATCATTCGGGCTCAACACCGGAATTGTTTCCAATCGGAAAGTCGTATCGAGACTGGCAATTGCCTCCTGAACAACATCGCGTCGTTGTTCTGCTGAAATATTGAGACCACCGTCCCTGGCGGATCTGCGCGGCCGAGTGAGCCAAAAATCACGGGTACCATATTCCGGTTCTGGCTGTGGCTGGCCGACGAGCAGCAGCAACAACGCGACATCTGCTCGAGGCCCCAGAACCAGCATTGCTGGCGGGGCGACGGGCGGGGCCGGAATTTCGACGGCGGGCGGAACAAGCCGGCGCGGTTCCGACGGCGGGGCCGTGGGTAGATTCGTGAGCGCCGTCACATAGCTGGTCCACGCTTCGTCTTCGCTGCCGTGCCAGGCCGATGATGCCATCGCTACCCGAGCGTCGAACTCGCTCAAAATAGTCGACTCGGCCTGCGCCAAGTCTGCCTGCAACTGCGCCATGCCTGCGGTGTACGATTGCCAGGCCGACTCCTCGGTCGCGAGCAGCTCCGCCTCGGCCACGCTGCGGGCCACCTCATAGGCCTCCCAGGCACTCGCCTCGGTTGCACTCCAGGCGCATTTGCAGCATCCAGTGCTGCTTCACAGGCACTTTCGGCCGCTGCCTGTGTCGTCCGCAACCCCGTCGCCGCCACATCTTCGGCGTCCTTGCGGGCTGATAGAGCAGCTGCGTGGGCGATCCGACGCTCCGCCTCGGCGACCAGCAGTGCCACGTCCAGATTATTTTGCGCCTGCGTCAGCGCGGCTTGCAGCTCCGAGTCGTTGGAATTGGCCAGATAGGTGGCAATGGCCTGGTCATAAGCTGCCTGCCACGGCGCGATCGCGTCGGCATAGTTAGTTTGGGCCGCCGCTACCGCGGCATTATACAGCGAAGCCGCTGTCTCCAAGGCAGCCGCATACTCGCCCTGCGCCAGGGTCAGGGCCGCCTTGTAATTTGACGTGGCGCTGACAGTTGCACTGGCA